GCAAGTAAGCCGACTCGGAACGGGTTCGTTCATCCTTATGTACCACATTCTTCTTAGTCTAATAGCAATTGGAGCACCACTTGATTGTGAGCATGCTTCAGAACTTATAGACTCTGCAAGAAATAATCCTGATAAATCTGAGCAATTAGAAATTACAAGGGTTGTCATTGCACACACAGATCCAATGTGTTTTAAGGACGCAAAAGCCGACTGAAGGAACGGATGTCAAAGTCCAATTACTTTAGGAGAAAACCAAATGGCACAAGTCACATACCGTGGTGTTAAGTATGACACCAATGACTCAAAGACTCAGCAAACAAACAAGGTCGATCTAGTTTACCGTGGTGTAAAATTAGAAAAGGAACTCGTCGCTAATAAGTGATGTTAGTTACAACTGAAATCATGGTAGCATCCATGGTTTTCATGTGGTTGATCTATGCTGAAGTCAAGTTTCTTTATGGAAACACTTAAGTTTCAATAGTGAAACGTTGCCCTTGCTACATATAGTAGTTAAGGGCATTTTTTTATGCAGAGAACTCGATTAAAAGAGTTGATTACACAACTAGAAGAACTCCTCACGGAATTAAAAGTAGAAGTGTATGCTGATGCCGATTCGTATATTGACAGTGATGGTGAACAATGGTATAGTGGTGACGACGACGATGGTTACGCAGACTGATTATGAAAACCCATGGATCTACAAAGATACAACTTTCACTTCTAACGATATTGGCGATTTCTTCGGTTTCGTCTACCGCATTACAAATCTACAATCAGGCAAGCAATACATCGGACGCAAATACTTCTATCAATTCAGAAAGCCTAGAGGTAAGTCTAGGAAAGTTAAGTCTGAAAGTGACTGGAAAAAATACTATGGATCGAGTGATGAACTTAATGCCGATAGAAAGTCTCTTGGAAATGAATGTTTCAAACGAGAAATAATATCGCTACATACTACAAAAGGATGGGTCAATTATGAAGAGACTCGTCAACTATTTCTAAATAATGTATTGAGTGAGACCGAGAACTATTACAACAGTAATATTCTTGGAAGATACATGAGAAAGGATTACTATCATGAACGACGTATCACCTGAGATGAAAGAACAATGTGAATTCCTGTTAGACTGGATGCAGGATAGGATCGAGCAGTTACTTTTAGAACAAATGTATGATGAAGCGTATGATCTTTACATGGAGTGGAATCAATGGGTAGAAGAAGCGAACCCATCTATATTAATTCTTGCAAAATATGAAACGAAGTGATGTAGATTATCTTTATGAATGGGCATCAAGAACAGATTTTCCCTTACGGAGAGCTCCAACTGCTGTTGGATATTCTAACAAGGATATATATTTCTGCTGGCTTAAAGCACTGACAAACAATGGTGGCGGGGTAAGACGTTCAGTTGTTGAAGACCAGAGAGCAATAGAAATTTTAGATTCAGATGAGATACTAGTATCAACAATAGCATTGTTTGAGTCTGGAACTAAACTAGGACCTCATAAAGATCCTCCTGTATATGACAAGAAATATAGAAGGATACAAATCCCACTATACATACCATCTGATAGATGTTATATGGTATGGGATCATAAAAAAGTTTATTGGAAAGAGGGAGAACCTCAAGTATATGATGTGATGGATTACGTTCATGAAGGATATAATCTATCTGATGACAGCATGATGTTTTTATTTGTAGACATAGAAAAACGAGATGACAACGGTAACTTGCACTAAATGCAACAACACTATTCATTCTAAACATGAGCATGACTACCACCTATGTGGTTGCGACAACCAGACTTATGTTTGTGGTAACACTTATGGTGGACAAGACATGAAATATGTGGTAGCATTAACTCAACCAAAAGAAGAGAAAGAGATTCCAAGAGTAGGACGTGACAGACCACGTAGAAGAACTACTAGGATGTCTGATGTAATAATTAGATGAATGTATTAACTTACAAACAAATTATTGATGCCATAACCATCGTTCAATTGAGAGCAGAGGTAGAGAATTTTCATCCTCTGCATGGTAATAGATGGATAGGTATATATGATAAACCAGAGAATACAATAGAGAAATATATACAAGACTCTTTTGATTTTCATTTACAAGATAAGTCTGGTCTATGGAGAATGATCAATCCATGGAATCCACAAGCATCACCAATAGGATTTGAATGGTGGATAGAGCATACAGAAAATCATAATACTATAACGTTTCATTCAAATCATGATGATCATTATAGACGTGCTAACCATGGCATTATAAAGTATCCTTTACTGTCTGTTACCACATACTTGACAAATGATGAGACACCTACTATGATATTAGACACCCAACACGGAGGATACTGGGAAGAGTATACAAATTTTCCTCCAACTCAGGTAACTTATTCTGTTCCAGAAGAAGGTAAACTAGAGATAAGTGATCCCAGATATTTTCGTGGTGTATTTAATAGTAATCCAAACCGTATTGCATTATGCTATGATGTTTGGCATTACAGACCAGAAAATCTAAATAGGGTTGGCATACCTACTAAGATATGGGATTCTAGATTCTACAAAGAAGATCCAGAACACCCAGTAGATTGGTTAGGTCAACTAAGATATGGTAGAATGAATTTGTTTGACAAGGCATTCAACCTAAAATTTCCAAGGACACATACTACAGGAGAGACGTGGACAGTGAATCAATGATTGAGATAACTCAACAAGAGTTTGAAGATCGCAAAGACTACTACTGTGACAGAGCAGAAAGTGGCACAGTAATACTTGTGGAAAAACCTGATGGTGCTAAAATAATGGTAGTTCCACAGAATCCACAGGATTTATCTTATGACTACCTCAGAGACCACAACGATGGCTGCTAAAACACAAGTTATTCTAGAGCGATATCCATATCGCTTTGTCCAGAAAGGTTTGCTAGAAAACAATGGTGCACCTGACTATCGCATACAGAAGTTCAACGACATACAGAAGAGATACTATGACATGTATTATCTTGACAGTGCTGCACAATTAGATTGTGCTATCGAAGATCCAGAGTATGTTAAATGGTTAGACCCAGACCCAGAGGTCGCAGCATATCCTAGAAAAGGTGACAGTGTATCTTATGAACCCGCTGTCTAAATAGTTAAAAACTATTTTGTATAATGGACTGGTCACCTCAGATAATTGTAAAAGCAGAGGATGATATCTCTATACCATCCTCAGTTACAGCATTAAAAACATTCTCTACTGGATTCCCAGACACCAAAGCAACAGTTCACTGTATTGGTTCTAAGGCATTTCCATTTTGTAAAGAATGGGCAACAGAAGGTGGTCATAAATTAATACATCACTTAGAGTCTACAAAGACTTCCCAATTACACTACGAGATTGTAAAAAGAACACGGTTACCTGTTGCAATTATTGCAGGGACAACCGTGTTTTATGATGACATAAGTGATTACTCTACAACTAAAATGTTTGGTGCAGATACAATACCAGAATGGAATGTCACAGATAAAATAGTCAATATAAAATCTATAGAGAAGACAATTATATTTGTAGCACAACCAATAAAAGTTATTAATAAACTAGAAGAGTTATCAAAGAACTGTATAGGACAAGATGTTGCTACAGAGGGTAGGAACAGTTCTAAGTGGGGTAGTCAGAGTGTTGTAATGGATGGAAAAGTATATAAACAAACGTCTGGTATATTTAATATGATATACAACTGGGATGAGTCACTATTTACAAACTTTAGTAGCAAGACAGCAAACAAATATGACACAGTGTTTGGTGGTAGTTCAGTCACATCTACCATGGCACTCTTAGAAGCAGTAGGAAAAGATACATCAAAAGTCATGGGGCATGTTAATGCTGCAATGAATGAAGATTGGGATGGACTTAAGGGAATACGTGAAGACTTCCTTGAGATGATAAGTTAGATTCGTATATATAAAACAGAATAACTATCATTATGGCAGAAGTAAAAGAGAAACCGAAAGGTCCTCTAGGTAAGTTTAAAGAACTTGCTGAAGATAAAGAAGAGCAACTGGCATACTTAGCAACTTTAATAAGAGTGATCGTTCTCGTGTGGTCCGCAGGAATTTTAACTTTGAACTACGTTAAAATACCTGGCTATGATGCAGGAGAAAAGATTGATCCAACTTTCATAGCTTCTGTATTCACAGGAACTTTAGCTACCTTTGGCGTCCAAACGGGAGGTAAGAAGAAGAAACCAGGTGATCCTGATAGCAGTGCTAACATATCTAAAAAGGATATGGAGTTTCTTATTGCTAAGGCATCGGAGACTGCTCCCGCACAAACCATTAGGATCGAATCAGGTCCTGTAAAAATTGTCCCAGACTCAAAGTAATCATGCAAAAAATTGTTAACGGAATTGCCATCTTCTCAGGTGTAGTAGCACTTGGTGTAGTTGGTCTTGGTGGATATGTATTCATCAGAAAGGATGCTATCATTGATGGTGTCAAGAGTAAAGTAATGGAAGCAGTTATGCCTGACATAGGTGGCGGTATCACAAATGCTATTCCTGATCTTACAGGTCCTGCATTACCTACAATACCAAAACTGTGAGAGACCAAGCATCTGTAGGAGAAGAAACTCCTGCCATCAAATATGATAGGGCATTGTCCTTATTCACTGAGTCAGTCCTAGCACCTGATCATCAACTGAGAGGTTGTGCACACAACCAAGGGTGCTATGATGAACTGATGGAGATAAGAGAACATGTCTTAGAATATCTCAAGACACTAAGAGAAGTCACACATCATACACATGCAGATGAGAGTGATGAACTAGAGACAGCAAAATTAATAGAAGCAAAAGCACTAAGTAAGTGGAGATAAGTTGAAAAAAAAATTTTGGTAATTTTTTTCACGTGAGGTTTTTATGGATGAAGTTATTAGTATACCTAACATTGGAATCCAAAAGGTAGGTGTGCATGAGATTCAAATACCAAATGTAACGAGCACAGTTCCAGTGTATCAACCACCACCAGTGGTAGTTAATATTGGTGTGCCTATCGTTGACATGCCTGGTTGTGTAAAGTTTCACCCTGATGCAAAGAGGAATAGAGAACAACCTAACTTAAAAGAAGAAGATGCTTCTAACGTTAGGGTTCTTTGTGATGCAGATTATCCAACGTATGATGCGATGGATTATACACCAGAAGATTTAAACATATACAGAGAAGTTCCACCACCAGTT